TGCTAACAGTGGTGCCACCTACCTGATCAATGTTTACATCCTGAGTGCCAACACTGCCGGAGGTTCTTACGATAAGCTCGTTCGTGACCGGATCCATTTTTGGAGCGGAAAGTACCGATCCGTTCATGAAACCTACCGAAAGAGCGTTATTATTGTTCGGCATTGGAATCGGAGATCCAAGCTGTCCGCCGTAAGACGAGCTTTGAAGGTGCATATTCAAGCCATCGCCGCCAGTCATCGGATCGACGGTGGAAAGAATGGGAACGCCATTAGCGTCAAAAACTGGAGATTCCGTTACAGTTACCGGGTTTACATTTACGACAGGCATGCTTGTCACCAATACGTTCTGATTGGCATCAGGATCGTCATAAATGATCTGAAGAACGTCTGATGAATTCTGACCGGCGTTTGAAGAATTGTAAGTTAAAAGATCGTTTGGATAAAATACACTTGTAAAAGTCCCACCATATCCCGCCGCATTTGATGCCACGGCATAAACAAGCTTGCCGGTCGTAATGTTGATAACAGCATACAGTCTTTCTGATTTCCATTGAGAGCCGAAAAGCGTGAAGTTGATCTGATTACTGCCCGGCGTGAAAGTGTATGCTGTGTTCGGTAAAATTATTTTCATATTGTCATCCTAACCAAAAATTAATGCGTTCACGATTGTTAAATAGTAGTTTTCTTGCGCGGCAGTTACACGACCTTTAGAATCAATAGTTGCTCCTGTCACTAAATAAGTACCAGCCGTTACACCAGAGTTTGATAAAGACGCAATAACCGCGCCTGTTGTCGGACTTATAGTTAATGTTCCATCTACGTTTGAAACAGAAGAAACACCACCAGAACTACCGTTAGAGGCAGCTGTAATGCGTCCCTGAGCATCTACTGTTATGTTTGCGTTTGTGTATGATGCAGCCGTTACCGCTGTGTTTGCCAATGAAATTGTTCTGTTCGCCGTTAAGTCACCACCACCGGTTAATCCAGTTCCAGCAGTAATTGTGCGAGTATCTGGAACAGCGGTAAATCCTAACGGTGCTTGATAATCGGTTCCGGCAACGGCGACGGAAACTACAGATCCATTGCCCTTTATTATGCCCGTAATATCGGTTGCAGTTACCCCGGAGTTAATTACATTCGGACCAGCGGGACCAGTAGGACCAGTTGGGCCCGTAGGTCCAGTTGCTCCGGTTGCACCAGTAGGACCGGTTGGTCCAGTAGGTCCTTGAGGACCAGTTGCACCAGTTGCGCCCGTAGTTCCGGCCGGACCTTGAGGACCAACAATAGTCCCAACGTCGATCCATATTAAACCATTCCACTGATAAAGATGACCGTTAGCCGAAACAATATAAGCGTCACCAACAGATGCGCTAACCGGTAAGTCTCCTACGGTTGCAACTTCACCCAAAAGATTAATCCCGATTCCTGCTACGCCTTGAATACCTTGCGGACCCTGTGCTCCAGTTGCTCCAGTTGCCCCCGCTGGACCGGTTGCTCCCGTAGGTCCTGTAGGACCGGGCGGTCCAGAAATGTCACCAGAATCGACCCAAACAAGTCCAGACCAGATATATAAACGGTTCGTATCATCGGTAATCCAAGCGTCACCGGGATCAGGGTTTAGCGGTAAGTTTGCAAACGTATCAACACTACCTTTTGGATTAATACCTACGCCGGTAGGCCCGATCGGACCTTGAGGACCGGTCGCGCCGGTAGGTCCTTCCGGACCAGCTGGACCTGTTGGGCCAGTTGCTCCGACAGGCCCTTGTGGACCAGAAGCACCGCCCGGCCCCTGTGTTCCAACATCAGAAATTATAATTTTTAAATCACTACTTTCTTTTATGATTATAATTCCGTCGCTCATTAAACAGTTACCTCAGGCGATAAAAATGCAGTTCCCATTAGAAGTCGTTTAACTATTGTTCCAGTGTTTAAATATAGATCCCAGCAATAGTTAGTTGATGGAGTTTGAAAATCTTGTGCCTGAACAGGTAAAAGCGCAGCCGTTTCGATAGATGATAACTCAATAGTAAAGTTTCCTAGGTTTGCAGAAATAGCCTGATTTGCAATCGTACAAGTAAAAGTAGCGGAAGGAGTAGTGTCCGAATATGTACGTTTAACCTGTGCAGTTAAAGTCATTCCAGTCATATTAATAGGGTTTCCATTAGAATCTTGATAAACAAAATTCTTAATAAAGGTCGCGCCCTGTTCGATTGTAATGTCGTATTTTGCAGCAGCCATTTAATTCCCCCGGCATTGTATAACTTCTTTTCGTAATTTATATACATAGTCAGAATACGCTGCAAATGTATCTAAATCCATACACTTTGCACCGAACACTAAAGGATCTTGAATAGGAAATTCTTTCTGAATAGATACATCTTCAATGCGGTTGCATAAAAAAACCGAAGAAAGGGGGTTAATTTTATCGTAAAAAAACGAACACGACCAACCATCCGGCTGATCCGGAAGGTTGGCGCATCCTGACAAACTAAGGCAAATTGCGAGTAGTTTCTTCATTGGCTTTTTTCATTTCTTCTTTTGAAGTCGCAGCCTTTGAGGCAGCGATTGCAGAATTAAGATCAGATTGTTTTGACTTTTCTTTCATTAGTTCGATTTGTTTAATTAAAGACAAAATCATTCCAATAATTTTAGGAATCGCCAAAATGACTTGGATAATTGTTCCAATGCTCATTATTTTTTAATCGCAGCGATTAATTTTGTAAATTCAGGAATAACAGCAATTAAAAGATCAATGCCTTCTGGTAGTCCAACTACACCGATCTCGCTTGGAACTTTATCAATCCCATTATATGCAGCAACTAATTTTGCTTTTAATTCTTCGTTGCCCTGAATTTTAACGATAATGTCAGCAATGTCGGAAGCCTGAACACCGTCTTTAAATTCTTCAGCAAGGATAACCGCTAAAGCCATAAACCCAACTAATGCCTCTTTTAATTCTTGATTTTTCATTTTCTATTCCTTTTCTTTGAATTGCACATTGTAAATACGTTCAGAGAATCCTTCGATTCTAGCGATCGACTTTTCAATGTGTGATAGTTTTTCTACGATCCGATTGTCCAACGCCTCATGTTTTGAATCAAGCTTTTCATGACTTTTTTCTAATGCAATAGTTTTTGCTTCAATACGGACAAGCCACGCAGTTATCGTAATTGTTCCACCAATAATCCACATGAATTCACCGGACAGATTCATAAATTTATTCCTTTAGTTTATCGGTTGCCCACTTACTAAAGTCTACAGGATTAGGAAGCCAAGATTCTAGTGTTTTCTCGTCGACGTATTCGGCCGTTACTTCTTGTTCTGCATTCGGGCAGTTACTAATAATATCCCAAATTCCACCTTTACCGTGGTTTACCATGCGGTGTCCGAATTGGCCTTTTCTCCAATGCATAATATAATCGGGGTGCTTACACGTTGCAATAAACCCGATCCAGCAATCCGAGTCTACGGCCATGTGCATCGGGCTTGAGTCGTTAGTTAAAAGAACCTTGCTTTGTTTAAGTATGGAAATAGTTTCCATGATCGAGAATTTATTTCTTAGGTCAATACATCCTCGAGTGTCTACGTCGACGGTTCCGCGATTGTCGTCCGTGTTTGCTCCGATTAGGACGGGAATAAATCCGTCGTTAATAATTGAGGCAATAACCGCATCCCACCAATGCTTTGGAAATGTTTTTGATGCCCAGTGTTTTCCGGCATGAATAATAACTGACTTAGAAAAATCTAGGTCTGTTTTACATCCTACGTCGACTAGCTTTACTTCTTTGTCCGCAATTGGAAGCTGTAGGCGTAGCGCACACATTGAAGGGAAATCAACGCAGTTAGTAAGCATGTGAGAAAAAAACTGCCACACAAGGTTTGAGTCGTTTGGCGGTGTAATAGTTTCAAAGGACAAATAGTTATCGTAATTAGGCGTGACTTTTTTTAAATCAAACACCTCATGAAAGTTTAAGTGTTGAAATAATTCCGGCTGCTCCGAAGCCAATGAAACCTTGCAATCCTTAAACGCTGATAAGGCATAACGAAGCGTTGGCTCTGCACAAATCTGATCGCCTAGACCGCCCCAAGTTCTAAATATTAAGTTTTTTTCTATCTTGTTTTGAATTGCTAACTGAGTACGAAAAGACGGAATAAGGGTTGCAGGAATAACGATACGATCATTTTTTTTCATCATGATTCGTATTCAACAGTTATGCTTTCTAATTGTCCATAAGCAATTTGATTGTTTCCAAAAAAACTTGCACCATTAAAAAATTTAATTGAATAAGATTCACCAGGTTTAACACTAATAGGCGTTCTATTCATAACTCCAGTTGTTAATAATGCATTACTTAAAAAAGGCATAGCCGTTGTTGAAACCAAAACAGGGCTTGAATAAGAGTTAGCATTAGTTCCGTTTCCAACTACACCAGTACCATTATTTCCCCAAGAATATAAGCGTCCAGACGTTGTAAGCGCAGTTATCATTTCTGACTTTAAAAAACAAAACGAATTAAATTTTAATCCACCAACCACTATTGTTGGTGATGATCTTGGAAGTACATCTCCAGTCCCTAGCTGACCAAATACATTATTTCCCCATGAATAAATGTCTTCATTAGTGTCAAGTGCAAAAATAGAATCCGATAAAGATAAAATATCAACATAAGTTCTACCGCCTACAACAAGTACAGGACTACTAATTTTATCAGAAGTTGTTGGATTATTTTGTCCTAAAGCACCGTTTGTGTTTGCACCCCAAGAATATAGCTGTCCAGATGTTGTTAATCCAATTGTAGTATTATTGATAGTTTGAACTATTTTTTTCCATTTTAATCCACCAACAACTAATACTGGTGAACTAACCGCTGAGGGTGGAATTGTAATATTAGCCCCAAGAGATCCAGCGGTATTTCCTCCCCATGCATAAGCATCATCTGATTCTGTAATTCCAAAGCAAGTTGGCCCACCACCTTGTCCATTAAAAAAGTCCTTAAATTTATAACCGCCTACAACTAACACTGGGGATGACTTAGAAACAGACGTTCCATCCCCAAGCTGTCCAGCTCCACCGCTTTCATTAAATCCCCAAGTATATAAATCGCCATCAAATGTTAGTCCTGCTATAGCTCCAAAATCACCACCGCCCCTAAGTGGATATAATTTCTTAAAAGAATAGCCACCAGCAACAAGGGTTGGAGTAGATTTTGCAGCGGTGGTTGATGCAACAGATCCATCTCCAAGAACTCCGCTTCTATTTTTACCAACAGAATACGCATTTCCTAGTTCATCTAAAAAAAATGATGATCCAAAAGAGTATGCTGCAACATATTTTGAATTAGATGGATTTAAAACTTTTACTCTAGTCGTATATACTTGACTTGTAGTATTTCCAATTCCAAGCTGACCTTCATTATTTCCACCCGTTGCATACATTCCGTCTTGAAATAGCCAAAAAGATTTATTGTTTCCAGCAAAAAAGTTAATTACATTTTGTGACTGTTGTTCTGGGGATAAAGGATAAGAAATTGTTCCGTCTTGAGGTCCCCATAAAAAAACACTTCCACCAGATGTTATTATATAGTTCCCGCCGCCTGTTGGTTGAGTAGCTCTCAAACTATAAAATGGATTTAATGCATTATAATTTGGAATTACACTAACCTGTGTAACACCCGCTGGAACAATAAACGTATCGTTTTTTTTAAATATTTTTCTAGTGACGTTATTCATAATATCCCCTTACGCAATAAACCAGTTTGTACCATCAAAAAAGAATGTCCAGAAACCATAATCAGCTCCTAATACATAATCCGATGTTAAATTTTCAATTTTATTTGCAGTGTTTCTTACGATTGTAACCGGGAACGTGCTTAGGCTTCCAGTCGTATCTTTTACGGAAAAAGAAAACCCAGCGGTCGGAGTAATTAAAGTTAAGTTAAAAGATGCAGCAGCAGAATTAAGAAGAATACACTTACCGCCATCGCTGACTTGAATTGTGTAGTTTGAAGTTTTAACCGAAGTTAATCCGTTTGATAGAATCGCATTTCCACCAAGAGCTGATTTCCAGAATGCTCCATTGCTTACGGCGTTATTTAAATTGTTGTCTTGCAGTGAAATATAAAGTGCGCCGGTTCCATCATTTACGATGCTTCCAATGTAGTATGTTGTTGATGCGTCCCATTCAGCGACTCCGGCTTGAAATAAATATGCAAACTGATAAAACGCTAAATAAAATAGCGCATTCATGTCTTCGATGGCCGGAGCTGCAGGACCAACCACTGCGCTAGTCCAACCCTGTAGGAACTCTGAAATCCCTTGAACTGTTGCCGGATTAGTTGTTGTGACTGGTGAACCAGCCGCTAAGCTACCGAATTGAGAAATTTTCCCAGAAGGTGCGCTTGATCCAAAAATCTTTTGATAAACCCTACTTAATCTAGCCATCTGTTTGCCTCTCTATGGATATATAACATCAGAATACCCGATCCATGTCCAACTTGAATCATAACTTGAATAATTGTTAAAGCCGTGCCCGTATGGTGCAGGCGAAGCGTATGTTCGGAATAAGAATATGTCTTGTAAATTAGGGATATAAATAACAACGCCTAGTAAAACGGCCATTGGTTTTGGTAATCTTCCCGACTCAATGAAGAATTCCGCTAGTGCTTGAGATCCTATCGTTGCGTCAAAAAAGTAGTCCAAGCGCATTGTTTTTTGATCAAAAGTATAAATAACGCCGGGGAAGTAAATATTTAACAGGTTTACAATTTCATAAAGCGAAGACCCAGATGAATTCGACACGATACAGATTTTAATAAACTCTCTAAACTGAGCGTCTGTTAAGGTCATCGGTCCGCTAAAGTTATTCCCGTTTCGAGTAGCGTTTACATACTTAGCAATCGTGTCGAGCTGCACACCTTCGGCGGTATCTAAATCAAACGCATCGTTTAGGGATGCGGGAAGCTGATTCATGATTGCCATGCGGATTACTGATTCTACAAAAGCACGGGCATTCGGCTTATCCCGGTATTGCATAATCAGCAAGTCTACATAGTATTTAATGATTTCATTATCAGTCATTTTTAAATTACCGTTATGTTAATATTTGCAGACAATAAAGAAAATTGTTTGTTTTTAGCGGTCGGGATAAGCGTAGGAGTAAACGGACCACCACCGGATAATCCAAAACCAGCCCCAGTTACCAAGGCGTTATTATCAATTTGCTGAACCAAGGTAGCAAGGTCATTGATATTTAATCGCTCGTAAACTCCGGGAACAAGAAGCGTTGGAAGCGTTGATTGAATCAATGCAGCGTTTGGCACGTTAATTCCGTCGATCGAAGATACGTCAAATTCAATGTACAGGGTTTGATTTACGACTTGATTCCATTCAACAGTAAACGGTGTTCCGTCAACCTGTGTAATGATGTATGATTTTTCGCTTCCATCAATTAAAGCAAACATTCCGCATCCCGCGTTTCGCTTTTTGTAAATTGCATTAGCAATATCAGCGTCCGCTCCACCGCTTGTAATTACCCAGATAGAGTGACCGGGAACACCGTCAATATCGGTTACGTTGGTATTATTTTCGTAAACGTAAGCGGATAGTAAATTGCTGACATTTTCTAACGCTGCTAAAAGCCCTGCCAAGTAACCCTGAGAAGCCAAGGAAACGGACTGTTGTCGTCTTATGCGTAGTGCTGCGTCCGTTTCCTCGTTTGTCCCTAGTGTGGTGTATGCGGACGGGTTGTTAATTGATGAAACACCCAGAACTACCGTTACTGGAATTGTAATCGTATTCGGGATAGTAGGACTAGCTCCTGTTTTAGCAGCCTGAAACGGCAATACGTTCGAACCTGCGCTCGGTATTACTGTAGTCGTGGTTAGCTGGTATTGGTTTCCATTAGCGTCTGCAACCGTGTACGGAGCGTTTGGAGCTGTATCGAGTCCGTCTAGGGTTACGGCTTGAGAAGTCACTACAGTGATGCTTGTGGCTGTACTGGTTCCAGCTTGACGTTGAATTCCGTTAATCGCTACACGCGCATCTAGGGAGCGACCAAAAGCCTTGTCTGGATCGAATGAATTATAAATCTGAGTTAATAGATCAAGATTATCAATCACAGACTGAACGAAGATCATCATCAACTGACCGTCTGGTGAGTTCTGACTTAGATCAATATCTGGCCCATAAATCGCCTCTAAGTCGGTCGTGAATTCTGTACTTAAATCCTGAACCGTCTTCGTTTCTAGGCCGGACGCTGTTATTTGATTAGGCATGACTTATATCCTCTCGCTTATAAATTCACTATAACTGTATTGTTCAATGTTTGGGTAAAAACAGTATTTACGGAATAAGAAATTGTGATCTGCCTATTGTTGTCGACCGAGATCGAACTATCTAAAATACCGGAAACATTTTCAGTATTTAAAATGACAGTACGCACCGCAAGTTCTAAGGCGATTTTATTCTTTTCACCAAGGAGATTAAACCAGTCAATACCAGAAGAAATGTCAAAAAAGCAGTCCCCGAGAAAACTTCGAAGTCGAGTATCAATATCTTGAACTACTGCATTCGTTTGAGTGATGTAGTTTAATTTTCCCTGACCAAAAGTCCAATCATGATTTACGTCCAATGCTCGAATAATCATTCTAGTAACCCGCCTATCTGTGTGTTTAGTGCAACTATCTGCGCCTGAATTGTAGCTAAATTACCAGCCGTCAAACCGGTCGTAGGAGTAATTAGGGTTGCAAGCTGATTTACAACTTTTAAAATTCCATTCGTAGAATCAAGCAATGCCTTTAGGGTTTTAGTGTTGTTTTCGATTAGAACTTTGCTTGAGCTCACTCCGACTCGAGTGGTTCCGTTTCGTAAAGATGCGCGGGTAGAATCAAAGTTAGAATAAGCATTAACCTTAGACGTTACCCCGACCAATGCAATTGCATCAGAAAACGAATGTGCTCGTGGTGTAGACGGAGCTTGATTCGGCTGACCATTATCCCACCAAGTTGTAAAATCCCTATCGTTAAATAAAAGCAAACACTCGTCGCCGGGCTGAATCGGCATTTCTAATCTAGCATCCCCACCGCTTAGAATAATAACCGGAACAGACGCAATAAGCGGATACGCCGGAGTCGTTTTCGTGTATTCAAGCGAACCACTTAGAACGTACTGAACTTTTGAATAGGCGATCTCTACCTGTGCAAGTTGTGTTGTAGAATTAAACGCACGAATAATCCCAACCGCGTGACAGTTCATTTGAAGGAAGATATTCCTTTGTAGCTGCTGTAAAACTTCAGCTAGGTTAGGCTGTGCTTTGTAGACGGGATCATTTGTTGCCATTATATAACCCCCGTAAATTTTCCAGCCGATAGACCAATCGACGTAAATGCTTCGCCCGATACGGCTTCCGAAATAGTCGCGCTATGTTGAATTGAATTAATTCTAAAATCACCGTTATAGGAAAATTGATAATCAGTAAAACCGCTTTGCCGTAAATCACCAGTTAGTGTGTTTAGCCTTACAACCTGACCGATTCTAAGTCTCGGTTCAAATAAAATATCGACCTGTAATCCGAGCTGAGAAACCATTGGCGTGTTAAGTAGCCCCGTTTCAGCATCAATAACCTGTATGTCCCCGCCTAGGGATTCAGAATCATTTAAAAAATTAGATACATTTCCATCAACAAAGAAACCAGTCTGACCAGTTAGCTCTCTAATTGCATCCGTTACGGTTCCGTTCGGAGTGTATGACTTTTTAATCGTGCCTTCGATGTTTCCTACTACGCCTTTATTAATCCCGTTATCAATGAGCTGATCCATCAAGTTAGATACGATTTGTTTTACTGGAGTACCGTCGTTGTATGTGACCTGATCCGCTGGAGTATTAAACGCAAAACCGCCGTCAAAGGCTACAATCGTAGTTACGAAAGTTTGATTAGAGCGTTCACTGTGTGCAAAATTAATGAAACCAACAAAAACGTCAGCAAGAAAACCTTCATATCCAGCCCTTAATATAACCTTTCGTTTGTTTTGATCGGTAATATCATAAAAGTCGAAACGAATCCTATTCCTATTTTTTACACCAAGGTTCATTACGCGGATCGTTGCTTCATTCTGTGATGCTAAATAGTTTTTAGTGATTTCAAACTCGATCGTAAACGGGAGTTTAATTTCAATAAACTCATTCTTAACTTCCGTTTCAATCAGTAGTTGATATTGCCGATTAAACTTGGCCACTTAAATAGTCCTCGTATGCTTTTGTTTCTGTTTCGTTTAACAAGTAAAACGTAGCATAACCACTAGAAAAATCCTGCTGAAGTGTTGGATCTAATCCATCACGGGTTAAAACCATAAGTCCGAACGGGATAAGGTTCTTGTATTGATGAAGCATATTCGGTGAGGTTACAATTCGTAGCCCCTTGGCCGTAAACTGATCATAACTTAGCTCGGTAATAAACCACCCGCTTTGAAGGGGTTTGTATTCAATCGACATAGTAAACGTCGTCTTGTCCGGTAAAACAAAACGCTGTTTCTGCTTAGGGTCTGAAGTAATTTGCTGAATCTGATTCATGCTATATTTCCCAGCCCTTCAGTGAAAGTAAACGATGTTTCCGGCGGTGTTGAGGTTCCTAGGTTTACGGTTTTAGATGACTGAGCGGATAAACGACCCTGTGTGTTTTTCGCTTCAATGTTTCCAGAGTTAAAGCCCGGAGTCAGCTTCGTTTCTGCTTTTCTAATTTGCTTAAAGGTGACTTCGAATTCAGACGTAGTTCGTGAATCGCCCGATTGAATTGCCTTAACGGTTTTAATTGCCATGTCGTCGAACTTCTGCCAAGGAGTCTGAACAGTAAAAAGAGTTCGATTCGAATAGTAGCCGTATAAAGCAGCAAACATTTTTTGTTGAAGGTTTTGCGGTTCGTTGTTGTTGTTTTGATTGGTGATCGTGTTCCAAGTCGTGACGACGTTATTTGCCGTATTGTTAGCAATCTGGTACGCCTGAAATGCAGCATTATAAGCCTGAAGCGCGGTAATCGAAACGGCCGGAATGTACGCGGATAATGCAAAAAGTTTTTCGGATAAAAGTTTAGCAATACGGAAAACTTCTAAGTCCGGCACTACGTCGTTTAGTTCACCAATAAATCCCTGAACCGTTATCGTGATCGGTTTAAATCCGATGTGATCTTGAATTGTGGTATTGTTTTCAACCCAGTGATCCGTAATATCGGAATCAAAAATAAGGCTGTTTTCGTTTTCGTAATGAAACACGAGTGACTTACCCCATTCGATTGATTGAGGTAGGCCGGGACTAAGCGGAGTATTCTGAGGCTGATAGTTGTTCGACTTTGATGGGGTTGCAAGTATTAGGCTGTTTAGGCTTAACGCTGTAGATGTAACCGTCGATAATGCGCTTATATTTAAACTCATTAGTACCCCACCAGTGTTTGAAGTTTTTGAGCCGTTCGAGTGTTTACTTTATCCATTTCAGTTTTAACTTGATTCGGATTTTTTACACCATGAATTACTGTGTTGTTGTTTTGAATTACTTGTTTATTTCCAACCTTGTCGACCATATTCGGAGCTGCATTCATGGTTCCGCGAAAGAATGATTCAAAGTCGCCGTTTTTTAATTTTTCGATCTGCGCCTTAAACGAAGTCATACCAGAAATATCAGCAGCACCCTTTTTTGCTCCCTTAGTAAATGCTTCAGGATCTTCGTCGTATTTTGCGATTAAATACATAAGCCCGGCGACTACAGCCGTTAATGGATTAAGCCATGCAAAGATAGCTGCAGCGGAAGTCGCAGCAACAGTCCAGAAACTTTTCCACTCCGGCGAAGCGGATTTAATCGCTGCGCTAATTTTCCCAACACCGTTAATAAAATGATTTAACTTATCGACTACGAAAGTCGTCGGACCCATTAGCTTAGTGCCAAGACTAAGCATCATGTTTTGCTTTAAGGTCATCCAAGCCGCGTTTGTTCGCTCCAAAGAATGTAGCGTTTTATCGCTTAAAATTGATCCATGAAGTTTGTTCATGTCGGCTTTATTTCTAATTAGAAATTGCGCCATTTCTTCACCGATGCCTAGATCCCGAAGCATCGTTGATGCAATATCCGGCGATACGGTTTTAGCAAACTTCTGAAGCTGATTCATGAAGTACATTGAATCGCGCATTTTGTTTGGATCTAGTCCGACTTTAGATTGAATTACCTTAAAGGATGCGGGAGCACCCTTCCCGAGCATAATATCAGTCGATACTTTTTTTAACGCTTGAAAGGACTGAATAACCGCATCGTTGGATACTGCAAACTTACGCGCTTGATTTTGCCAACTCTGTAGGTGTTGCGCGTTTATACCTAACGCGCTTGTAGTATGAAGGATGCTTGTACCGAATTCAGCAGCACCGAGAGTCATACGCTCAAGAGCGAAAATTGCTGCAACAATTCCCGCCTTTGCCTGTAATGACATTTGGCCGACGTTCTTTAAACCGTCTTCAACCTTGCTTAAAGATTTACCTACGGTATCAGACCCTTGAATTCCAATTTTTACAAACAGTTCACCTACATTCAAGCTAACCCCCCGCCTTATTTAATTCTAAATAAGCAGATTCATAATCACACAAGAATTTTTCGTAATTTAAAGCCTGTAAGACTTCCCGTGTATTCATATCTTGAACCTCCTTAAAAGAACCGTATCCAGCTTTTACGAGGCGATAATACACTAGCAAAACATCGTCTTCGGCCCTTATGCGAGGCTTTGTTTGATTTGATCCAACATAGGAGCAAACTTCACATAAAGGCTTTTCGTAAAAGGCAGTAGGTTTTCTTTCGCAACGTAAAAACAGACTTCAAAATAATCCTGTCGAGCGTCGACAGGTTCGAAAGTGTTTTCATCAATCTTTAACGAGTTATAAGTCGCCCGTTTCATGCATTGATTTAAAACCAACTCAAACTTTTTAGACGACATGAGCGTACAGATCATATCTTTTAATAGACCCGGACCAATTTCCATGTCTGAAGTAATTTTAACGTCTTTTACTTCCTCAAGAAACACTTGATACAAATTCTTTGAATCAACGAAAGGGGCAAGAGTAATTTTCAACTCTGCCCCGCTGATTAGTTTAATAGTTTCCATTTTTTAATTACCCGATTGCCCGTGGAGCGGAGCTAAACTTCATGCTGTAAATTGATACAGACTGTTCAACGTCACCCTCTACGTTTGATTTACCTTCGACCTGTTTCATGAAGATACCACCGCCAAGGACATAAGTGTCACCAGCGATATTGCCTTTAGAGTCACCAACTTTTTTAACAAACTCGCCGGTCATAAGAACGAAACCTGCGAAGTTGATTTGTTGCTGAACTAAAAGGTTGTTCATGTATTTGTCATCGTCTGATCCTCGGATCAAGCGAAGCATGACTTCGCATTGTTTTCCGGTTTCATTTAATGAGTAAATGCTGTTTCCGTTTTTGCCTGTTTTAACTTCCGAAATGTTATTCGGGAAAGTTAAAGCAACACAATCCCCATCAGCTAAATCATTTAAGATTCGGTTGTTGATTGTGATTGAGTCCGATCCTGACATTGCGACTGTAGCCATTGTTTATTCTCCTTATACGTTTACTGTTACGATTACGCTTGAGCTGTGAATTGCTCCAGCAGCCTTTAGTGCGATCTGAACTAACGGTGCTTCACGAGCTGCACGAGCTGCGGGTGATTGCTGCGATATTGGAGTGCTGTAGATGTAGTAACCGCGCTGTATGATGTTTTGAAGCAAGTCGCTTTGATTTCCGAAAGTAGTTGGGCTAGTCCAAGACCCCGGAGCTGCGTACTGGTTAGAAAGTGCCTGTTCGCAGACCTGTCGGTAAGCAGATTTAAGCACGTTCATTCCGTTTTCAGTTTGAGGAATTTTAGTTCCAGTTTGAGCTAGAGCATTAAACCCAGCAATCTGAAGTGAACCAACCAACCACTGAAGGTTATAAACGTCATCGAAGAATGCGTTTTTACCGCTTGTGAATGTTTTAGAAACGCCCTGAATAGAGATATAAACATCTACTCCGGCATCTTCACACTTATTTAAAAGCGTTTGATTCATTGAAGGATCAGGTTGAACACCGGCAAGGTCTTTAAGGTGCATTGAAGTAGTTGTGTTTGATCCGTTAAAGTTAACAGATAAAGCGCGACCAGCGTACGATGCCATCATTACAAGAGCGTCTGCAGTTGCGGCGACTCCATGAAATAATCCTCGCGACTGAGTAAAACCGCCGGTCCGAAGTAAGTCCAGCATTCCACCAGTGTTTACGTCTGCTGCTGTTTTAGAAACGAAAAATGCAATTTTATTTAATGTTTGAATAACCGCTGCTGCTGCAAGTATATCAACCTGAGATTCTATTCGTGCAGACATTACTCCGAAGTATTGAATAACTCCGGCTGTTCGTGTGATTGCATCATCAAGTGTTTCAAGTGCAAGGTAAGGAATAATGCAAAGGTAACCGCCTCCAGCTAAAATATTCGGCTGTTGAGAGAAAACACCCAAAGCCATTTTGTATGTGCTAGATCCGGTTCCGAAGTCGGTAGCAACCTCGGTTGGATTTAAGTAAAGTTTGTAAGCGTCTGAGAAAACGACAAGCGGGGTTTCGGCTGTAAATAAAGCCAAGTTGCTTGTGTTGTATTGGCCTAAACCTGCGCCGGGTTGTGAAACACTGATATTGATTACGTTATTAATTGATAAATCTGACATATTTGCCCCCTATATTTTACTGATCGACCGTTACCGCTGCGTCCTGAAAATCATCAAAGTAATCAACCGATGCGCTCTTTTCTATTTTATACTGTATTCCTACTGTAAGTGTAAACCTATAAGGAATAGCTGCACCGTCAATTTGTGAAATATTCTGAAAACCTGTTGGTTGGTTAGCAATGTAAAAGGAATTTATTTCCATCTGTTGCTTTGCGTACTGGCTATTTAAAGCCATTAGAATTTCTTCCTTTCGATCCCTAGCGGAAGCATCTTTTGAAATAACGTCAATCGACAGGAGTGCGTAGCTGTTCACGGTCTGCGTCAAAACGCCGTTATCGAACTTAGAAATGTTCGAGTAAGGTCTTACGCTTAACATCGCGATTGGAATAAACAAGCCCGAATCCGTGGGCATCATGATCTTCTGATCCCAAAGATACACGCGCCCGTCCTCTAGGCTTAGTTCTTTTTGGATAATGTCAGCGATTAAGTGCATGACCGTACCAACGTAAATCTTGTAGTAATTTGAAATTCCAAGTGAGTCTGTAGCCTTAATAACATCGTATCCGGTTGCGTTCGGAGCTGTGTAAATTCCAGAAACACTAATTGATCCACCCACACCGTCGGGAGCGACAGAATAGGTGTATGGAGCTGTACCGCCCGTTCCGATCATCGCAATTGGAATTCCGTAGCCAACATAGGATGCGTTTGAAAGTATTTTTACGCTCATTTGTTAGTGTAATCCTCCACACATTCGAACTGTTGGTATCCGTAAGGACTCCAGTCGTTTTCCATAGTTACGCGATAAACTTTGGATTGATATAAAAACTGATCGTCGTTTTTAAGGTCAATGCTTCCAGAAACCCATACGTTAATATAGTTCCAGTTTCTTTGACCTTCTGGTTTTATCATTAGTGCTGTAGGCGTGATTGATTCCACGACTCCGTTAAACATAATCTCGGCGCGGGTTTCTACCACCTGAAAATTAATCGTCTCTTTTGTGATTAAAACGAATGTAATGGGCTGATACCAGTTCGACATGGCTTCGGTCATCTGTGGAAGCGTTGAATTTCCTTCGGTCAACCGTCGAGATCGTGCGCTTTGTATTGGTCCGCTCATACGACCTCGCTTGTAATTGATTTACGAAGCTGAGTTGTTTCAACAAGGGTTTGGTGATTGGTTTTATATCGCATATCCGATACCTTCCACTGACCGAATCCACCCGAGTCGAAAGCGTCCTGCACACAATTTTCGCCGACTACGCCTATTTTCTGAACTACTTTAACGAAAGAACCGTCTTCTATGACTTCTTTGATCCATCGACCTTTAAAAAAATTAGCCTCTTTTAGCTTTGAATTTATTTTCATCATTACTGGCATACGAAGGAATGACCTAACCGGCATTCCGTCTAACCCGAATTCGTGTTTAGCTCCAATGGTTGCGTTTGTATTTTCGTCGTTCCTAGCGTTATTTCCGGCCAATACTCCGACCTTAGCCATGGGCATTTTGCCTTTTAGCATCCTAATAAGTTTGGCTAATCCGTTGTCTTTATATTCGTATGAATCGCTCACGGTTTAGTGTTTCCAAAAACAGAAAACATATTCCCAATGATTCTTGGGATTAGAAGATTAATGTATTTTGCTCCGTAGGGAGTTTTTGAATACATGAATATTGTAGGATTGTTTTTGATAAAATCAGGCACTTCGATTCCTTCTGATACGGAACCGACCGACTTTGAAGTCGTCATCCAAGAATAGGAACCAGATATACCCTGAGAAGCAGCTCGTAAATCCATCACAAGGAAATGGGCGGTTAAATACATAAACCCCATTAAATACTCTGATTGATCGGCGAACAGACCTTCGTTGATGTTGAATTGAGCTTCGGCGATCGACTTAGTGATGTCAGAATCTAAAACCATGTCCTGCGTAGTCCCGTAAGGGAAGTCGCGAGTAAAGTAAGCTTTAAAATCTGAAACTGTCGGTTGCGTGTAAGCCATTATGCAGTCACCCTTTTTATTAGTAAAATGCGTGATAGTGTGCTAATATTATACGCATGAATGAAGAAAAAAGATTTCTTAAAAAAATAATAAAAACTGAAGCCTGTTGGATATGGATGGCTAGTAAAACTGGGGGCAAAAATGGTGATTATGCTGTTTTTTGCGTTAATGGGAAACAAACATACGCCCATAGATTTTCTTATGAATTTTATAAAGGAAAAATTCCAGATGGTTTTCAAATCGATCATCTTTGTAGAAAAAGAGACTGCGTTAATCCAGATCATCTTGAGGCTGTGACGCAAAAAGAAAATATCAACAGAGGACTTGTTAATACGTCTAAAAATTCTTTTTGTAAAAATGGACATGAATTTACCTCAAAAAATACATATACAACAAAAGAAGGATACAGACAGTGTCGAGTATGCAAATACAATGCTGTAAAAAAATGTTTGAAAATTGGGGGATAGCAAGCTGCCATCCCCCAAAATTAATATCAATAGCTGAAGTAAAGGACTTCTAATGGACGATAGATGCCAACGCCTGTGAACTGACCGTATCCAACGTTCTGGAAAGAGAAGTTGTTTACAGAGTTTGCTAATGTGTTGGTGTAATCGACTGGAATGTCCATACGAACAGATTCTTCATCGTAGTTAAGAAGAATGTATCGTTGCTTGTTGATTACTGTGCTGTTGTAAGCTGCATCACCGTAAGCGCATGGAAGAATCTTGAAATTCTTATTGCGACAAACAAGTTGAAACGCTTCTTCAAGAACCTGAAGTTTAGTTTTAATAGGGAATGCAGCATCAGTTAATGAAGCCAATCCGTTATAATCAGACTCAGGAATAATGAAGTGAGTTGGGTAAGCAGTGCGAACACAGTTGTTTCTGTATGCTTCAACTAATGCACCTAAAAGAGTGTTTAAGTTGGCAGCAGATAAACCTTTGATCGGAGCTGTAATTGCAGTCAAGTTATCGGTAACGCCTGAAAGATTGTATAAACCTTTTGCAGAGCTGTCGCCTTCAATACCTAAAAAAGCAGTCTTCTGGATACCCAAGTCCCAGTTACGTTTACGCGATTTTTCTTTCGCAGTAACTAGATCCCAGTTACCAGATTTAGCTGCTAACTCTAGGTCGAAAATTGACCAGCCGATTTCCTTTGCCCAATTAAGGACTTTTACACTTACTGAATCAACGCCTGCATCTGCTTGCGCCAATTTAGCTGAGTTTGCGCCGGTATTAATAATACCAGAATCAAAATCATCAGCGATTTGAAATGAACGGTAAGTGATCAAATTGCTAGACCAAGAACCTTCGCCAACTCGAACTGGCATATAGTCAGCAGGAGCGATTTCGAAGAATTTTTGTTCTGTCACTTTTTTGATGATAGTGGTCAACGTGGTGATGTTGATTTCGTATCCCAAAGAATTGACGATCTTTTGGTTTACTTCGGCAATACGTTGTTCTTTTGCATTAAGAACAATTGGTTCACCTTTTGAATTTAGAATTACTGGTTGTTTCATGTAATTGATCCTTTCTATTTGATTACGCTAATGCGCCCGGAAGGTTAACAACAACGCGAATTAAATCGCCATCTGCTGCTGCTTTATCTAAAGCAAAACCTGCGATAACTTTACCAGTAGTCGCGGTGATAACTTTATCTGAAGCTGGAACGATCATTACAGAAGCACCAACTGCAATAGCTGCTGCGGCTGTCATGTACATAATGCCATCATGTCCGTACATGATTTCCATTTTGTCGCCTGAATCGTATGATTGATCTTTTACGTTGTACGCGATAAAACCGAAAACATTATCAGTGTTAGCTGCACACTCTACTACGTTTGGAATCCCGCCCGCAACGTCAACAAGTTTAACCGCAACGCCGGGAAGAATCCCTCCTGCTGTTGAACTGTCTAATTGACAACTAATTACCGGTGCTGCAGCCGACTTCAGGTCCAACATTCCCTGAACGGGGGCTTGAGCAAATTGGTTCATGTTTTGTGCCATTTTCTCTCTCTCCTTTGTTTATGGGTTTAATTAGACCCGTATCGTTGTTTGCCCCGCGAAACGAGGTCACTTGATAGTTCAATAACCGAAGCAGTCTTTTCAGAAAACTCGGCGTTAACTAATTTTTTAAAATGCTCGTCACCTGAATTGGTTTTCTTTTCTTTTATTTCTTCCAATTCGTGTTCAGCTAGTTCAAGGTCGGTTTTAAGGGCTTCTTCATCGCCCATGTTTTTTTCTTTTTTATCTTCGACCTTTTCTTTGATTTCTTCTTTTTTAGGTTCTTCTTTTGGCTTATCCATAGAAGATTTCATTGAACAATATTTTTCTACTAGTTCATTAAGTTTCATTTTTTCTTCGCCAACCATAACGTAGTGATCAGAGTTAGCCATTGGTTGTTCTTCTTTTTTAAACATTTCCATAGCGTCTGCTTCGTTTATTAGAGTGGTAATGGTTTTCTCGACTCCGCTTTTTTCTAGAGTTACTGACATGGTGTCGAAGTCAGTCGCGTTTTCTACTTTCGTTTTTTTAAAGAAATTAAACATTGATTTCTTACCTTCCTTTGCGTTAGCAATTTTTTCAAGTTCCTGCACTTTTTTTTCATTGTATGCTTTAAAGTCATCCGGATTCAATATAATTGATTCCTCGTATCGTGGATTTGGCACGATTGCTAGATGTTCATATTCGGCATCCATGACTTCTTTCGAATATTCAACGCCATGCCATAGACCGCCGGGTCCGTAGCTTTTAGGAATATAAGCGTTTGAAAGTTTCCAGCCGGATGCGATTGCTTCGTGACCCTTATCGGATACAACGATGAATTCGACCCAGTGTTTTCCATCGGCTTTATTAAAAAATGATTTAACGACGTATCCGTCGACTTCGTTTTGAATGTTGTCTAGGTTTACGTTATCTACATGGTTTACATAAACAGGCTTGCCTTCGTAAGACTTGTCCATGTTTTTGATAACTGTTTCTTCAACAAGGATTCGAAAGGATGAATCGCCGTTAGCTTGTGGTTCGGCATACTCTGCAACGCCGGGGGCGAAGTGCAGTCCAAAATATCGCTTAGGAAATGTTTTCGCATTAGTAATTTGTGTGCTCACTGTTTCAGGATGACATCACGAAACCTAAAATTCAACAATAGGAATTGCAACACATCGACAGTTATAGTCTTCGCCTGGGTTTTTTCTATCGCCCTTGTCGTTTACTACGGGTGGCTTATCCCAAGAGAAAATTTTTCCGTCGTGGATTTTATGCATAGATCGAACGGGATGCAGTGGTGAACCGGCAACGCATTTCCATTTGTATTTGTTTAAACCAACGGACTTGTATCTGGTTTCCCTAAAGGCAGATAATGCAAGTGATGTTTCCTGTCGTGCCAGAAACTTGGCTTTATTGTAGCTTACTCCGTAGCTTTTCTGAATTTCCTGAATTGCGGATTCCGACCTAAAGCCTGATAGTGCGCGTTTCTTCATGTTCTTGCGAAGTTCGGCCGTTTCCTTTTCAACAAAGTCCGCGATGTAGAGTCGAAGATTATCGGTATAGGTTTTGTTAAACTCTGCCATTTGTTCGGCGGTTAAATTTGCTTTTACGGAAATACTTTCTACGGTTTTTTTAAAGTCTTTTTCGTATCGGTACATTGTTTTATCTATGAGCGGTGCAACATTAACACGCTCTGCAATAGCTTTTGGATCTAATTTTAAAAGTAATTGATCTAGCTTATTTAGTGTTTCGTCAGCCTTGGCTTTAGCGAGTGAAACGGACAGGCGAACGTCGAGCGGTAAATCCGATGACGAAAGTTTATAGCATTTCTTTGCGTTGTCCCACTTAGCTCCGATTGATCGAAGTTCGGCTGATATTTTTGAATTAAATGTGCCCGTAAAAGAACCGCGATTAAATACGACCTGCCCGGACATGATAGCCATAGCCAAGTTATCGGATGCGTTTTTAAACTTTACTGGCTTTTTAAGAATCGAAACAAGCGGAGCGTAGATCGCTTCCTTTAAAACAAGAATGATTTCTTCTTGAATGTCTTTGTAGTCAGATTCTTTTTCAACGATAGGAAGGAATGTTTTAATTGCCATTGTTTTAACCTTACAAAAAATCTTTTAGTTTGAATGCAAAACTTTTCGAAAGCCGATGCATGGATATGACCTAATAGTTTTGCTTCGTCGAATACAACCATTGAATCAATATAAAGTGGCATCGTAGGCAAACAGCAGTGTTTAAACTTTTTTATGCTTCCGCATGGACAAGGATCGTTCCGGCCCATCTTGAGAATTGGATTCGGTATTATCTTCTTCTGGTTCATTTTTAACCCCATTATAAAAATTCAATTTATTTTGAATTGTTCGTGAGGTAATGCCTAATGCTTCGGCTGCTTTAGTTTTATTGCCATGAAAAAACTGAAGCGCAGCTAAAATTACCTGCTTTTCAACTTCATCAAGCGTAACGCCTATCTGCCAATTAATCATAAATTACCCCTATGGTGTCAACGTAACACGTTGAGAAAAATTTTCTACTCTTTTTTTGACGCTTGTTTATCGGGTTCGTTAATGGGTTGCCCGTCTTCGGCTGCAACGTCTTCGGTTCCGATTTCATCAGCAAGAGTCATTTCATTTACGTCGAGCTGAATTCCAAGTAATTGTTCGGCGTTTACAGCGTTTACGAATTGTTCATGAGTGATTAGGTTGGCAGTAACGGCTTGATAAAGGCGGTTAAATTTTTGAGTTTTAACTGTTTCTTCTTGGTCAGCGGTTAGCACTCGAAGCGTTTTAAATTTGATTGTTAAGTCGTCGGGGATAAACCCGAATAATTTTTGACATGAAATTTCAAGGATGCGTAGGATCTCATACTCTGCTTTTTCTCGAACCTGTGCCTCGACCATTGCGTTGTAGTTTTCGATTGAATCTTGTCCTCCGCCGAAACCGGTAGCGGATTCACCGAATAGCTTAGACTGAGGCATGCGCATATCGGCTGCGATCTGCAGTCGGATCTCTTGCATAGTATCGGCTAGACCTGCGAACGTTAATTGTTTCTGGATGTAGTCATCTTCTGCATCCATAGTTATAGCATTCTGGTAATTCTTTTGTTGATTAGTTAATGCAACCCGTTTTTGGACTTGTTGCGTTCCATTTGCAGATAAAAGCGTTTGGGTTAGTCCTTTGATTTTAAATACGTCGATTTTAAATTCATCCAATACTTCAAATGATAGGTCATTGGCTTTTAAATATTGATTGATGGATCTAACCATTGATTCAACTACAGAATAGCCCCATCCGCGTAGTCGTGGTCGAATAAATGATGGAGCGGTAAGCCCTTTCATTCTTAAAACGCGCGAACGATGAAGTTTTGTTCCGTAGTAAGAATAATACTCGAACGAATGCTCCTGAACCGTAACGTCGTAGCCTTCGGTTGATTGCTTATCCCAGAATAACTCCCACATATCTACGGCGCGGAATTCTAATGATGAATCTGGTTTAATAGCATTTAGGTCTAATGGTGTGCTCGGATCTTGATCAGTGATAATTACGATCCCTGCCCCGCCATAGAGTCGATTCCACTTTAACGCCTGTCCAACGGTGTTGAACATGATATTTTGGCGTTTAACGTAAATTTGAAGCTGTTCGACCTGTTCGGCCGAAAGCTGTTTTGATCGAATGTCGACTCCACCGCGCAAGCCATCGTCTACAGGCACATCTACCACTGTCTGAATCAATCCATGCTCGACGTAAATTTCGGATAAAAGCTGCCGCATGTTTGAAATCATGTACCAGCGGTTATTTTTAAATAGGGTATCAAGCTGCGACAGCTGAACGCCAGAGCCGCCCGGAGTATAGCCAAGGATCGCGTCCGTTAACCCGTTACTGATCTGACCTGAATCATTTGAAACTTTTTGTTTCTTAGGTGCAGATGCCTTAGTTTTTGGAAACGGAACTTTTTCGTTAATCTTTTTTGTCGTCATTCGTATCCCCTTATTTTTAAAGTACGCTTAAAATGCTTGCCGATCCAGCTTGGATTAATGGATCATAAGCATATCGCACTGCATCCCATCCGTGATTGTAAGCGTCGACTATTTCTACCTGAACATCTTGCGTGAGTCGATCCACTTTGTACGAATAATTTTTAGCTTCTTGAATCATCTTTTCACATGATGGGTGAATTACGATCTTTTCAAAAGACTTAAGCCATTCGACACCGTCCTCGACTGATCCCTTCCATTTATCGACAGCAGTGATGTTAAAACCTTTTCGGCCGACGTATGAGATTGTTTCGGGTCGTGCGCTATCGGCTCGAATCAAAAACTGCCTAGATTGTGGGACTTTATCGAACATTTTAGGAATATCGTCTAATTCGACACCGTAGCCAAATTCGGCATATCTTATCAAAAGTTCGCGATTTGTCCGGTTGACATAAACTTTTACAAGTGTAGTCGGATCGACAGAAAATCCCCAGTCGGCTCCGAAGTAAGGCCCGTCCATGGTTGCATCAGGTTCGAAATCACGCACGACCCATTTGTGTTTAAATATTTGTGCATCGGAATGAGTTCGGCACTTACCGCCCCAAATATGATCGGCCAGTTCTGGGTTTACCGAATACAAGTATTCTTTTTCTTTTCGAAGCACGTCAGGGAAAAAAGGATTGTCCATCCAGTTCACTTTTATGGTGACCGCATCGTCGCGCTGTATTGGTTCACCTTCTTTGGTTATGAACATACTGTAAACAGGATCGTCCTCACCGTCCGGATTAAACGACAGCCAAATTTCTGACTCCGGTTCCCTGATCGTAGGCGTAAGCACGTCCCATGATGCTTGCGAAATGGTTTGGGCTTCTTCAATCCAAAGATGGGTAAGTCCAGTCATCGACTTTATGCTTTGTACGTTATGCCTTACACCTTTAAAAATGAACTCTGTCCCGTTGATCCCTGAAATGCTTGAATTCGTAATGTTGTAATTTCCGGAAAGCCCAAGTGCATTGATTTCCTGAACCAACAAAAAATGAACTGATTCTGAAATAGAGTTCTGAAACTCACGCGCACAAAGAACCCTGATCCTGCGCCTAAATCCTTCAAGCAATAAAATTCTGGCAATCGTGTATGACTTAGAACTACCCCGACCACCGTACAAAACCTTGAAACGCTTTTTTTCGAATAAAGCCTTGGCGTACTTAGGTAGTTGCAGCTTCATTTTATTCGATCTTTTTATCTACAAATTCAATAGTGATGTTGCTGTCGGTTGTGATCGGGCTACTTGGGTCACCTGATAATTTTAAAGAATCTTGTGGTTTTCCATCTAATCTATCCATTAAATCTTTAATTAGCCTTGGATTACGTTTATTTATTGATTCATCAAGATAAACTTTCCATGCAGTGGACTTTAATTTGTCTTTAAAAAAATCACGATACTGCACAAAATTCATTCCGAACTCTCTATTTAATTTGCGCGTTAATGTTTTGGAATAGTTATAAATATCTTTTTTGTCTGGTTTTGCAATCCCGTTGTCCCTAGCAAGTTCATAGGCTATGAAATCAATTTTGCATCCGAACTGAACTAGGTTTTCAACCATGGTCATGTTTATATTTTTATTTGGTCTGCCTGTTCTGCTCATAGATTAATTGTATAGCAGAAAATTTTTCGTATTGTAGGAAAATTTTTATGACCATCCCATGAAGCCATATTGGTCTGGGACGACCGTTAGGGTCACGCTTGCACCCATGAGGTAGATGTTCACTTCCTGTTTTTTGGCATTTCCGTAAAGCTTTGTCATCGTTATTGCTTGCTTTATGGATTCGTACAGTTCCATCGCATCTTTTGCATCTTGGTGCTTTTCTTAAGCTATGCGCATTCGTTCTTGTTCTCGGCGACGGGTTTCGGTCAGAATTTTGTCGCTCATAGTATAATCCCGTATTCTGCGAAACCTTTGATTACGTCGTCGATAGAACGGGCAACGAAAGCGGCCCCGAAGCACTCGTTCACTTTTTTTATGAATTCCTTTTGATCAGGGGAAGCGTATTTCTTTGGTTCAAACGTTTTGACTTCGATCGCGAAAAAGGTCCCATTTGGAAGGATGCCTAGAATGTCAGAAATCCCAGCTAACTGAAACTTTGATCTTTTTCGATAAGTTTTCTTTTTTGAGTCATAGACCCCGATGGTTTGCTGCTTCCAACAAAACACCCCCTTCATCCAGAGGTATTCTAAAATTGCATTTTCGATAATTTTTTCTTGCTGTCCCATACTTAATCGGTAGCACGGTGACAGAAAAAAGAAATAAAAAAAGCCGAACCTGTTGTGCAAGTTCAGCCTTTTTTTAAAATAATTTGTTTAGAATTACTTCTTTTTTGCTGGTTTTTTCTTAGCTTTTGCTTTGCTCATTGTAAAGTTTCTCCTTTCTCAATTGTTTGTACTTGCTCTTATAAATTTTTACACACATTGTGCAAGTTATTCCTCGTTTTTTATCTTTTTGAAACTTCCACGGCACTTTTGTTAAGTCATGACCGTTAGCGCAGACCATATTAACCAAACAGGCAAGATTTCTTTTTTTTGTGTTTAGCCTTATTTTTTTTGTCTTTGACGCTTTTGGTAATCTACCCTTAGCCTGAGCATCATTTATGTTTTCTTTTTGAGTGCCTTCAGTAAGGTGCAAAGGATTAACGCAAGATCGGTTGTCGCAACTATGCATGATAACATTTTCTCTTTTAGGTTCATTTTTGTGTATTGAGTATGAATATCTGTGTGCGTGTATAAAGCTACCTTTGCCTATTGAAAAAATTCCATAGCCTTTTTCGCCCAATCCACCTATCCACTCCCAGCAAGAATGAAATGGTATAAAAACAACTTTGCTAAAGAAATATTCGTCCCTAGTTTTTCTTTTGTAATGTCCAGATGGCATATAGCTTAACCTACTCATTATTTCTGAGCCAGAATGCGACAGCGACAACGATAATGAAGCCAGTGCCAGCAGCCATGCCAGATACAATCAAGATACCCATAAGTTCTAAAAAATCATTAAAATTATTCAAGACCAGTCGCCCCCGTATTGTGTTTCAACTTTTATATTTAGTTCTAGTATAGCTCCACAATAAAGCAAGCGAACTTTTTTAGATCTAAAACCATTAAGCTTCATTGAGTAGATTAGTGTTTGGAGTTGTTTCATGATCATTAAAGAATCGCGCTGATCGGCGTATTCTTCATAGGCACGTTTTTGTCTTTCGGATTCACGCCGTCTAGTTTCTGCTAGTATTCTTTCGCTCATATCGTCACGCCAAGCCTTGCGAACTCGTCAATTACATCTTGAGTAGACCTAGCGCAGAACG